GGCTATAAGACCTCCCGAACCTCAAGCTCCTATAGCCGATGTTAATGTCTTTGATGACCCTGACAAATGGGCAAGGACTGTAGTGCCTCGTATTCTTGACGAAGAAGTCAACAGACGCACAAAAGCAGATCAAGCCTTTACCTCAGAGGTTATCAGGATAGCAGGCAAAGCAATGGACACAGACCCATTGTATGCAGATGCGGCATTAGGCAAGGAAGTTGTAGAGGAAATTCAGAAGAACTTTAGCTCGTTAGACAAGAGGAATAGACCTGAAGTTGAAGCTGAAAGACTTGTAATGAGGTCTTATCAGGCAGTACAGCGCAGGAAGATGCAGAAGCAGAACGCATTAGCAGGCAATAAGCCCGCAAATGCTCCGATAGGGACTGTAACTCCTCCTGCAAGACAGAGCAATAAACCGGCTTCTGTGAATCTGTCAAAAGAAGCTGCTGCTCTGGCTAAACGATGGAACTATTCCCCAGAGGAATTAGCCAAGGTTTTTAAAGAATGATTTCTGAAAGCCTCATACCGAGAGACAGATCGAGCTACGTATATCGCTGTAAGGTATGCGGTTTCGAAAACAGGAAGACCCAGATATCAGGGTCAAGTGTGCCTGTTACCAAGACAGGTAACTATGGCAGCAATGCAACACCAACACCGGAGACTTATGCAGACGAAATGTATGAAGCCACCACAATCGGATTCGTGGCAGCATCAGGAGATGACCCGGCATATTTGACCGACAGCGCATATCTGTTTGCTGAAAAGCATTTCTCCCAAGGCATGACAATCAGGGTTGAGACAACAAGTGGAACGAATGACGGAGATTACACAATAGCCGACAGAGGTGTTTCAAGAGACGAGATTCTGTTAAGCAGTTCAGACAGCCTCACAACTGAAACAGCTTCAACGGCAGGTACTGTAACTCTTTCAAGAATTATATATCAACCAAACGTTTCTACTGGATGTGCGCTATGCGGCTCACTTAACAGTAGATGAATAAAGGAGAATAACTATGGCTTTCACATGGGCAGGAGATTTAAACGGTGCGGCCCCAGTCGTGAAAAAGATGCAGGTAGCAGCTAATGTGTATCAAGGCCAGTTGCTTCGGTGGGATGTAAATGCAGGTGGAAGTGTAGAACCTGTAGCAGTAGCCGCAGCAGGGCCTGATACCACATCTATTATAGCTGGTATTTGTTCAGGTATAGTAACAAGCCCGACCTTTGACGCAACATATAAAGGCGATCTTGGAACATACGACACGACACAGGCTACGCAAATTGCAAATGACCCCGTAGGAGCTTGCTTGGCAGAGGTTACTCTTGTAACCCCATCAACGCTTATCAAAGCTCCCGTAGTCAAAGACACAGTAGGAACAGCACCCGAAAGAAAAGCATGTACTACAGGCAGTTCTGACGGTCTTACCTTCGTAGTCGCTACGATTGATACAACCGTATCACAGTATTCAACTGTGTACTGTTCTTCCGGGGCAAACAGAGGCGTGTATCGGAAAGTTACCACAGGTGCAACAACTACACAGACTGTGCTTGTTGCTTTCCCGTATGACATTGCAGTAGGCGACACATTCTGCATAGCTAATGTCGGTATTGGGTTGGCTCACTTAGATTTCGATACTCAATTTCAGGGCATAGATTCAAGTCCGGCATTAACTAACTACTATGTCGCTTATGTCCACGAACTTAACCTTGAAGTAGCGGGACAGGAATATGTAATATTCTCTTTCTCACCGCGTCATTTCCTATAAGGAGGTAGAATTATGGCAAGTCCATTAACAGACAAACAATTCGTAAGACTCCTTGATGACCGGCTGACGAAAGTTTACTTTGACCAGTATAAAGGGCTAGAGTCCATCAAGGATAAGTTTTTCACGGTCAATAAGACCAAAAAGGCATGGGAGGAATATTTCTCGGTAGGGAACATCCCTGACCCCGAACTGTTCCAGGGCGTAATTCAGTATCAGAATGTATCTCCGGGCTATCACACAAAGATTGAACCTGTAGAATATGCAGGCGGTATTACAATCCAGAGACGGCTTATTGATACGGACAGATACGACATGATTGAGAAGCTCCCGAAACAGCTTGCAACCGCAGCTAACAGGAAGATGAATAAGATAGCTCATGAACCGTTTATTTATTTCGATTCAACAGCTTTCTCGTTTATGACATCTGAAGAAGGCGTTGCGCTGTGTTCAAATTCTCATACTACAAAAGCCCCTGACGTATCAACCTCAACCGGATTCGATAACCTTGCTACACTCGCTTTTGACGCTGTGAACCTTGAGGCTTTAAGACTTCAGTCTCTTGGGTTCAAAGACGATATAGGCGAGAGGATTCAGACAAACTTCGATACGATTATACATCCGTCAAGTCTGTCCGAAGCCGTGTGGGAAGTTATTAATTCAACCGGCAAAACAGGCGATAACCTGAACAATGCTAACTTCCAGAAAGGTCGCTGGAAATCAATCGAGCTTCCTCTGCTTGATGACTACGACACAACCGACTGGTTTATAGCCGATTCTTCAGCTATGAAAGAAGCCCTCATTTGGCTCGATGCTGTTGCTCTTGAGTTTAATTCAACAACTGACTTCGACACGATGATGAGAAAATACGCTGACTATTTCGTAATCGGTTGGGGATTTACCGATTGGAGATGGCTTATTGGCTCCAGCGTAAGCTAAATTAAACAATTCCCTTCCTTTTCGTTATCGGGATGAGGAGGAAGGGAATAAAACCTATACGGTCTGCCCGATTCAGACGTTCATAGGAAAGGAGTAAACAATATGAGTGTACCAAGAGATTTCAGGCAATTTGTATCAAGTTCCTTTGGATTTCCGGTAGGTGAGATAAGATGTCTTACTGCGGACAGAAGCGGAACAATGGGAAGCTATCTTTCCAATAAAGGTGTAACTTCTGGCTCAACTTACACATCAATCTTTTCCGCAGAGGATTCTACTACATCTGGCAGGAATGATGTTGTTTTAGTAACTCCAGAATCTCACGCATGGCGTGGTGATGCAGATGCTACGGCAGCGGCTTTGACATGGGACAAATCCAACACGCATATTCTCGGTATGTCTCCAACAAGCAAAGCCGGTTACAACAGGGCAAGATTCAGTCATTCCGGTTATACAATGGCGAACTTTATGACTGTTTCCGGTGCTGACAACTGCTTTAAAAACATCAGGTTTATGCATGGCTCTTCAACAGGTGGAGCTTCTGATATTACATGCGTAACCGTATCTGGTGATGGAAACAGGTTCGAGAACGTTTCTTTTGCAGGGCCTAACAATGCAACACAGGCTGCAAGTGCAAATTATCTTGGAGTATCTTTAAGTGGTTCTCATAACTACTTTAAGAACTGCATGTTCGGTTCAGTCAACGATGTTGACAGGTCGGCAGCAAACTGTATGCTCAATCTTACCACAGGTTGCGGGGCATGGAACATCTTTGAAGACTGCGTATTCAGAAGCCGTTCAGGTGGTGGTCAGGCAACAGCCTATTTCATCAACGACAAGGTAACTGACACGGTTGTTGACTATACCTGCATATTCCTTAACTGCCAGTTCTTGCATCAGGGAACTGCTCTTACGGTTGGTATTACAAAAGCTGCAAATACATCACGTAAGCTGTATTTCGACAACAGGTGTTCTTTCTCCGGCGTAACAGATGTAATTGCTGCTGCGAGAGAAGCCGAAGTGATTGTTGGTGGTAACACATATTCAAGTTCAGCATTGCTCAACTTGATAGCTCAAACTGTAGATTACTCATAATTAAAGTGGGGGAAGGGGTAACCCTTCCTCCTTTTTCGAGGATTGGAAAATGTATATAAAAACCGTATGTCATACCTGCAAGGGAACAACACGTATTCCATTTTCCGATGCTGCCGATCAGGACTGTCCAAACTGTCTTGACGGTTTTACTCGACAGGAAATTGAATGTCCAGAAATAGCCCAAATTATTGCTGAGCAAGCATCTTTACGTGCAGACCTTACTACAGCGTTGCTGGCTATTTATAATAAGGTGAAAAACCTTTAATAAAACGAAGGAGGCTTTTATGTTATGCAAGGGATGTTCAGAGATAGTTATTGAAGGCGAAATCTGCAAGGTTTGCGGTACTGATTCTGTAGTTGTGAAAACCGCAAAGCAGGAAAAGGCAGAGGCTAAACAAGCTGCTGCTGATTTAAAAGCAGAAAAGAAAAGCCACAAAAAGTAGGTTAAACTATGGATACGGCAATTAAGCCGCCCACAACAAAGGAGAGTGTAATATGGGTTCGAGTACAGCAGGTCACATTATAATTAAAGATGGAGACAAACCACGCAAGGCAACTTACAGGGATTTCTACGGGCCGTTAGACAAAGGTTCGGCTAAACCATCTTTCTGCTATCCGAGAAAAAAAGAGATGTTGAAAGAGGAGATTGAGAAGACACAGAAAGCTCTTGATTCAGGGTATATAGCAAAAGACCGCGAGCTTCAGATGAAGATTAAGCTGAAGGAAAAAAGAGAGCGTCTGGACAAACTCAGCGAGCAGGAAAATGCTGCTAAGAAGCTGTTCAAGGAAAACAAAGATGCTTGGATCGCTCGCAGGGAATACCTGAAAGAAGAAATAGCCAACAATATGCCAACAAGGTCTGCTGTGGCAAAAAGGATAGTTTCCCCTCATGCCGTACTAAGGAAAGAGAAAAAAGAAGGTCTTGAGGGTAAGAAACGTGAATTTGTTGTAATAAGCAGGTTAGCAGAGGAGGAGCCTAACACGGCCTTTCTCCAGCGAGACTGAACATGAAGGATTAAATAAATGTCAACAGTTGCTACTATACTTACAGCGATAGGCTATAGGTTAGGCGGCGGAATAACAATCTCGGCAACATCAGACCCTTCTCAAGCGTCCTGCATCCAATGGATTAATGAAACGAATCTGTGGATTGCTAGTATTTGCGCTGAATACAATTCCGATTTAAACAGAACCATAGGTACAATCACAACGATAGCCGCAGACATAACTGCGGCTACAGCGGCATCGCCTTGTTCAATTACAGCTACCTCTCATGGCTTAATGACCTCTGGAACTGCCGAAGTTGTGATTAAAGATGTTGTGGGTATGACGGAACTAAACGATACCGAATATACCGCAACATATTCTTCTGCTAATGCTGTAACTATAGGAATTGATTCTACCGACTACACCACCTATACATCCGGTGGGTATATATCTAAGCGTATATTCAGCGATTTGGCTACTTATTTGCTTGTGCCTGCTCAAGAAGGGTGGATTGTTAAGGATAACTATCGCTCGCCTATAAACTTAATAACCGAAGATCAGATTGTAGACTATGACCCTGTAGAAGCGACAGAACCAGCTTCATTCTATGTAGATGGGTCTAACAACATCTGCTTTCCTTCTTATCCAGATGCTGTATATACAGTCAAAATACCTTACTGGCAGATACCTACTGCTTTAACCTTGACTACGGACACAGTACCTTTTCTCGGACTGATGGATAATATCATCATTGAAGCTGTAATGATAAGGGCGCAAACTGGTGATGAATACGATGTTTCTTGGGAATACAAATGGCAGAGCTTCCTCATGGAAAGAGTTCGGAATATAATCTTCATGCGTAAAAAGACTGTAATTGGAGTTGGACTATAATGGCGCGTTTCAGCACGAAACATAAAGACCGCGAAAAGACCTTCTTTATCAAGTCTTTCAATGAAGGGCTGAATGAGGAAGTAGGTGTAAACTTCCTGCCTAAATCGGCCTTGTCTAAATGCAAGAACATGAAGTACACTTCAGACAAGTCCATAGACGGTGAAACGATTGTTATTCTGTCAAAAAGGCAGGGAACACAGGTAATAACGAACACGGCTCATAGTGCTTCGATTCTTGCCTGTACCTATTATATCGCTCAGTCAAAGTACATCATAGCAGATGATTCAAAGGTGTACTATCATTCCGTGAAAGTCGGTGTTCCAGAAATAGGTTCTATATCTGGAACACCGACTTTCACGGAATTTAAAGGCAAGTTGATAATCCATGATTCTGGTACAACTAAGGCGTGGGATGGTACTACTTTTGAAACGCTTAATTGCCTGTATGAAGACGAGATTCTCGGAACAGGCGATAATACAGAAACACAGTTTACAGGTACATTAGCAAACTTAACCGTAAAGCCAGCGTCTTTAACCATAACCTATACTGACACCACGACCAAAACGATAACCAGCACAGCCGGTGGTGCTCTTGAAGGCGATGTAGATGGTGGCGGTACAAACACCATAAACTACACAACAGGTGCTTATGACTTCACTTGTTCAGGTGCTCCTGATAACACGACTTCGATATATGCAACCTACGAGAAGGTAGGCGGTGCGCCTAAGTCTAAAGACGGTTTTGTAAGAGCTTCAAGATTGTATGTTTGGGGTGATTCAGATTATCCGTCAAGGATATGGTATTCGGGGCCGAATGATGAAGACGGTTGGGACACTTCAAGCAGCGGTGGTTATCTTGATGTTAATCCACTTGATGGGCAGTCTCTCGTAGGATGCCTTAATTTCTTCGATAATATAATCTGCATAAAAGACAACACGATAAACGTAATAAAAGGACTTCCTGGTGATACATATTTCAGAGTAGAGCCTCTACTTGATAACACAGGCAGTACCGCATACCGCACTTGCATAAATGATGGTGGGTTATTGGCATTTCTGTCTAAGGAAGGATACATAACCTTAACAGCAACAGAAGACTATGGTGATGTATCGAAGAAAGCAGAATTATCGTCTAAGTTCAGAAGCAATGTAAACAAGTTCACGAATCAATATTGTTACGCAGAATACAACCAGATAGACAGGCAGATTTGGCTTACACTCTTTAGAGACGCAACACAATTAGACTATCTGTACTGTATCAACTTAGCTACAGGTGGGCAGGTAAGTCTGTACGAATTTAACTTCGGGCATACTTGCTATAAATACGTTAATGGTGAAATGCTGATAGGCGGTTCTGGTGGACACCTGTATAAGCTCTTTGACGGTTCTTATTCAAGGTATAAAGACAATGGAGTGTCTTACAGCTCAGATACTTTTGTAAGAGGCTGTATGACAAACTGGGGAGCAGGTTTTAACCGAAAGCACAACAAGAAAATCTTCCCGAATATATTCGGCAAAGCAGGTACTTCGTGTACCTTAAATCTTTATACGAACAACAATTACAACACACCGATTTTAACTGAAACATTAACTACCGAAAGCAATACATCCTTTATCTTTGAAGACGGACAGGATGTTTATATATACGACATGAATACAGAGATAGGTGCTGAAGACTATACATCTGAAAGAGGCGTGTCTATCGATAGGAAGTTTAACTATAAAGAAGTTATGTATGAACTTACAGATATAGATGGTGCATTAGGATTTGACTTTTATGGCATCGACTTTCATGGAGCAATTATTGGTGATTAATAACAAGTAGTTATGGAGATTAAGGCATGAAAGAAACATATATGATTAAAGCGGATGGCACGAAGGTTTACACAAGAGACGACAACGCTCCGCAGATGAGGAAGGTTATGGGTGAGCAGAAGTCTCAAGGGTCTAACATGAATCTGTTAAGACAGAAGTTAGGTGGGCAGAAGCCACAAGGGAATCCGCAGAATGTTGCACAGATGGGCAGGCGTGGTGATACAGAGCTTGCTCATGTAAATCCGTATGAGAAGATGATACTAAAAAAGATGGGTGGTTCTGGTGCGATTAATCCAAGAACAGGACTAAGGGAATTTGCACCTGCTTCATCAGATCCATATTGGGCTAATCAATATTTACAGCAATATCCTGATGTAGCCTCAAGTTCTCAATACGGTAATCCAGAGATGGCATTTCAGCATTATCTTCAATATGGTTATAATGAAGGCAGAAACTGGCCGGGGCCTATTCAACCATCCGATGTTCATGCTCCGTTTAACTATGCTGATTATAATTTCCCGACTGCTTCTGCAACAGGTACGACAGGAGCCACAGCAGGTGCTCCTGCTTCTTCTGCTCCTTCTGCTGGTGGTACTAACTTCGATTTTCCAATGGATATAATGCCTTCGTCTTCTTCAAAGAGTTCGTCTTCGAGCTATACCGGACTCCCGGAAAAATACAGAAACGACTTATTGAGTGCAATAACACCACAGCTTCAGCAGGCAATAGCCAATATGCCTCAGAACATAGATACTTATACCAATGAGGCATTAGGAAGTTACCAACAAATGATGCAGAACGCTTTAAGGAACAATCTCCCGAAAGCGATAGCCGGTCTTGCAAACAGAGGGATAATCAACAGCACAGAAGGACAGAATGTTCTAAGTCAAACAATGTCAGATGCGGCAATAGACGCTTCAAACAAGGGTTATCAGACTGCGATGCAACAGGCATTGTTAAAAGCTAATATGCCAACGGTCTTGGGTCAGCTTGCAGAGCTTGGTAAATACTCAAGTGGTACAGGCTCATCACAGAGCGAAGACAGCGATCCAACGAAGATGTATCAAATTATGGCAAACTTAATAGCGGGGATGATGTAAAATGGCAGATGAAGACAATTATAGTCCAGATGAATCCGGTTATTCATATCCAACGACAGGGAACGGCTATTGGGGTGGGAACTATAACACGGCAATAGATACAACTCATCTGAAAAATGTTCCTTCTGTTGAAGCTGCTAAAGATTATCAGAGAATGATTGAATCTGGAATAGCACAACAAAGAGCCTTAACTGGTGGTGCTGCTGGTTTTTTGATGGTTCTTCTGAACAGAATACCTATTATTGGTGAAATCAACTCGCTGTATTCGAATCCATTTGCCAAAGAACTCGGTGCAAGAAAACCTGTAAATGCACTTATTGATTTTGGGATTGCAACAGATAAAAAATTAGACGCAGCAAAAGCATTATCAGACAAAGGTTATGCCATTGTAACACAACCTGATGGCTCTATAAACTTAGTAAAGACAAGCGGAGAGAATGTTACAGATGCAAACGTAAAGTCTATTGATACAATAGCCCAAAATCCAAATGCCAAGATAAACATTGACAATAGTGCTAAGAATGACCCTCTTATTCAAGAAGTTTATAATGAAACATTAAATACTGGTGGTGCTCCCGGCAACACAGCAGATTCAGGTTACAGCTATGAAAGAGCGATTGTTGATTATGGCAGGACAAAAGGACTAAGCAGATACGATTCTTTGCAGAATCAGGATGCCTTAGTTCAGGAGATGAAAGCAGAGATAGCTTCTGGGAAAGCGAATCCGTACACGAACATTCTTTCTCGTAATCCAATGGAAGGCACTTTCGATGGTAACAACATAAAGCCTTCCGGTACAGAGCAGATGTCGTCTTATTACTGGGAACATCCAGAGCAATTAGACACTTTAAAAAACACAGGATATACAAACGCATTAGCAACACAATTAAATACTCCTGCCGGTGGGACTATGCCGACAGGTTCTAACGTATCGGGGGTAGGTATGCCAAGAACAGCACAGGATGTATTCAACAGCATGATAGACAACTTCTACGGTGTAGGTGGTGGTAAGAGCTACAAGCAGATGCTTGATGAAGATGCCGCATATCAAAAGAGCTTTGTTCAGGGTAAGAACTTGAACATCTCAGCAGGTGGAAGTCCGTTCTTCAGCTTTGTACCGAAACAGGCATATACACAAGCTGAATTTACATCACCGAACAGAAGCGGTCTTTCGTATCAGAGTGCGTTAAACGAGCTTTACGGGAAGGCAAGTGGTAATGACCCGTATGTAAAGCCTAAGAGTACAACTCTTGCAGACATACTTGCTCTGCTAAATGCCGGTACAGGCACATTAAAAGACATATATCCGTACTTACAGAACAATGCTTCAGAAGGCGATATAGACAGTTCTTTAAGTAACTATTTTGGTGATTATGACAAAGCCGTAAGCAATTATGATACAGGGACAACAAATACGATAGACTTTGAAACCGATGATTCATGGCAGGATTGGGATTTGTACTAAGGAGGCAGTATGTCAAGTCAGTCTTATGCAGACCAGATAAACAGGCAGACGAGAGAGAGAGAAATAGCCGGATTTGCAGGGCTTATTCAGAATATAGGCGGGATGTATGGAGATACCAAAAGACGGGATTTTCAGAGTAATATCACGAATCTTTTTACAGATGAAGGCGTATCTCCTGAGACACTTCAGAAGGCAAGAAGCATGTATCCGAATGTTGACCCTAAAGAATTACTCGGAACTGCAAGCGCTGTAGATACTCAAAAGAAAGCTCAAACAATGAAGGATATAGGCAAGACTATATCAAGCATTGTAATGAACAGTCAGGGTGAACTGAATATACAGCAAGTGTTACAACAGGTTCTTAAAGATAAACCTGAAATGGGTGAGCATATAATGGGGAATCCTACAGTAATGCAAGCTCTTGCACAGTTGATAAAGTTGACACAGCAAGAGAAGAAGAAAAAATCCTTTCAAGGATTTGGGCTTAACCAGAATGTATATGATGAAGAAGGCACTATAGTCCAGCATGGGAAAGCAGAAGCACCTAAAAAAGACACCCTTGTAATGAATGTTGTTACTGGAAGGCCAGAGATGCACGACAAAGAAACTGCGGCAAATATGATAAATTCTGGTGAAGCAACAGTTTATGAGAAACCAACAAAAGCAGGAAGATTGTACGCTACTGAATCTGGATATGTAACAGAGGAAGAAGCGATAGGCAAAAAGCCTTATAGGTCTCCAGAAAAAGCGGATAAACCAGAAAAGCCAAAGACTCCCGAACAGATGAGGAATGACAAAGTAAAAGTTAATGCAGAGATATTGAAGAATATAGAACTATTGAAAAACGCAGACGACAAAGATGAACAAGACATCATTATAGATACGTTAAAAACACTTGGTGTAGATGTTGAAGTGAACGAAGAATCTGGATGGACTATAACAAGTCCTTTTGACAGCTATAATACAAAAAAAAGAACGGTTAAGATTAAAAACAAGTCCACAGCACAAACAACAGGCAAGAAACCACCTGCCGGATATAAAGATACTGGAAGGACTATGGGTGGTAAAAAGGTATATTCTGACGGTAAAAACGCATGGGTGGAATAAATGCCGATAATTGCACTCAAAGACATAAAATTTGATGATAATGAATCTGGCGTAGTCCCATTAAGCTCGATTAAATTTGACGATGAGATGAGCGGTAAGGTTGTTCCTTTGGAGTCTGTAAGGTTCGATGATGATATACAAGAATCTGCCGGAGAGTCGATAGAACCTGAAAATCCTAATTGGAGAGCTACAAAAGATGTCATAAGATTTGCTCCAAGAACTGCTACAGATATAGGCAAGTCGGTTATATCTGGAATGACATTAGGATTGTCTGATAAAGTAGGAGAAGGTGCTGATTGGTTATCTGAAAAACTAACAGGTGTAAAGTTACCTGAAAAAGAAGATGAATATATACCTCCGAACAAGTATATAACTGGTGCTGCCGAATTTGTAGGTGCTGCTGCTCCGATAAGTGTTGCCGGAAAATTTGTTGCTACTCCCGTTAAAACTGTTGTTGAAGGAATCAGCAAGTCTAAATACATAAAACCTCTTGCTAATTTAATAGGATGGGGAACTGCCGGTTCTGCATACGATACAGCACATAAGTTAATTAACGAAGGAGAGTTGCCAACAGCTAAAGAATTAGGGCAATCTGGTGCTATGTGGGCTGGATTAGAAGGAGCATTTAGCTCTGTTGGATGGACAGGCAGACTTGCTCTCGGTGTGAATAGGTTCGCAAAAGCGGCAGGCATAACAAGAAAAGAAGCTCTTAATGTTATCTTGGGTGAAGCTAAACAAACTAACGCACCTATATCAAGATTCGCAAGCGATTGGTCTAAGTACCAAGTTGCTCTAAAAAAGATGGAAGGCACAAAAGCAGGTGAACAGCTAAAATCAAGGATAAATAGTGCCGCTGAAGAATTTGTTGGAAATGTTGATATGCTTGCGAACAAGGTTGGAAAGCAAGGAACATATCCTGATTTAGTTGATAAGATAGTTCAAACGGACAGAGAGATTGTAGCTTCTAAAAAAGGTTCTCCGCTAATAAGACCTCAAGAGAGAGCAGGTGGAACACCTATACCGAAACCTCTTGATACAGGCGTAAAGGAAGGTACGGAAGACGTAAGACCTGTATGGCAGGTTAAGCAGGAAGCAGAAGCTCTTGCAAGAGAAAAATGGTTAGACATAGAAATACAGAAAAGGAAGATATTAGCCGACCTTGAAGCCAAAGGAAAGCCTTTACCTAAAGCCCTTGTTGCAGATGTAGCCAGAACACAGGAAAGGTTCAACACCGCATGGAGAGAACGGGAGCTTTTAGGAAAGGTAAAGGCTGAAGAAGGCTTTCAGTCTGAAGACGTAATAGCTGATAAAGAAGCTCCTTTAAGACCAGACCAGAGAAGTGCTGTTCAGACAAGGACACTTAAACCAATAGAAGAAACCAATGTTCCTACGAATGAGCTAACTCCTGAACAAGTGCGTGTACGTGATTTAGAAAGAAGATTAGAAGACAGCAAGACATCTACAGGTAAACAAAGAGCCTTGCAAGCATGGTTGGAGAAAAACCGACCCCTTGCCCAGAAGTCCCCCCTTGAGACCCCTTCCCCTGTATCCTCCGCAGGTGCTCTTGATGCTTCTGGGCAAGTTTCTCGTACAGCTCCTGAAAGACAAGCTACTCAAGTAGGAAAAGCAGTTGAGCCGAAGGCGGAAGCGAAAGAGCCTTTGACTCTGGAAGAATTTAAGGCAAAGAACAAAGAGGGTCGTTTCACTATTGTCGGAAGCCGTTTAAGAGGTGATAACAAACCGACTTCTGATACTGATGTGGTTACACAACTTACACCGGAAGAAAACGCAAGGTATCTTGCAACTCCAGAAGGCGAATATCCACGAATACCACAAGACATAAAAGACAGGGTTTATTCTAACACCGGAGATGTGTTTATTGAGGATGGTGGAAAGCTGTATCATGTTGGAAAACATCCCGAAGCCGAAGGCGAAGTATGGATTGAAGGTTTATCTGAAAAGAAACAGAATATCCTGACGGGAACAAAGAAAGGCGAAAAGCCAGCGAAAGAATTTACATCTCTTGATGATACAATTAAGGAGGCATACGAAAAACAAGCGAAAGCCGAAAGCCCGAAGCCTGCCGAGCCGACTGCCGGGAAAACTGCTTCTGATTATAATGGGAGAATATTTGCGACATTAACAGATAAAGATTCAGGGGAAACCTTTAGTCTATCTTTAAGGCCTGACAATAGCGAAATAGGCACTTTCTCTGTAGTTACTAAAAACAAAGAAGGTAGGTCAAGTTCTGTTAGGATGCACTATAAGGCAGGGACTCCGATAGAGCAAGTTGTTAAGGATTATCAGGAATATTTAGATATAGATGATAGGGCAAGATTTAATGTTTCCGGTATTGCTGAAAAACCAAAAAGAGTAAAACCACCACAAAAAACATTAAGTCCTGATGAAGCTGAACTAAAACGACTTGAGGGAATCAAATATAAAACTGCTGGTGTTGAAAAATCAATTCGTATTCTAAAAGCGAAGATTGCTGTTGACCCTTCAAAGTGGAATGTAGGAGATGGTGTTGGTTGGAGAATAGGAGAAGGGAAAGGCTCTCAAATAAATCGTGGGTTCAGAATTATAGACATAAACCCTGAAACAAAAACAGCTACGATTAGGAGTGTAGCCGATACCGGATTGACTGTTTCTGGTGGAAACTTCGATAAAATAGCTGACGAGCAGGTGCATTTAAGCGACCTTATCAAAGACAACAAGTATAACTCCACAAAGTCAATACCATCAACGGCTGGCAAGCCGAAGCTCTCAAACGCCCCCACAACGCCGATCTCCGTTCAGGAGGGTAAGGGCAAGGCTGAAATTCCACCAGAAGAACGCATTAGACTTGCAAACGAAAAACAAGAACGATTGAGGCGTGAATGGATAGATACAGAGCGTAAAAAAGACCCTACTTTTGCACCCGACATAGAATCTCGCAAAGAATTACTGACTTCTGAACAGTTGAAAGAGGTAACTGAATATGAAGATCTTTTATATAAAGCAACAGCCCTTGATAGAGAAAACAATTATAAACCATATAAACTTACAAAGAAAGAAACTTCTCGTTTAAAAGAGCTTCGTTCTAAATATAATCATATATACAATGCCAAGTTAGCCAAACCAGAGCAACCAACCACCGAAGGCAAGGCTGAAACTGGGGCGGTGAAGGTCGAAACTCCGAGAAAAGTATCTGAAATATGGCAGGACATGAAAACCGTATTGGGTGATACTGAAAGAGGGAGCGTATCGAACAAACCTTTAAACGAAAATCAGATAGCGGCTATTGAGAGAATCACCGAAGACGCAAGACGGGCGAAAAAAGACATTGAAACATATATGCGAGAGCATGGAGCTAAACCGGAAGCTATAGCTAAAGTCCTTGCTAACAGGGAACTTTATTATAAGCAGAAGGAACCGGCAATAAATCAAGCCCAAGCTGTATCTGCAAAGCAAAGCCCTGTAATAACAGAGCCGAAGCAGATAATAGACAAGTTTTCAAAAACACCAAGTACAATCCTGAAAGACACAAGGCAAGGTCTTGATAATGCTTTTGGTGTTGTGTCAACAAGACTTGGTAATATTGCTCCTGAATTAAAAGATACTGTTAAAAAACATGCGGCCGAAATTGATATTCATACATGGACAGACCTTAATAAAGCAAAGAGCTTCATAGAAAAAGGAACAAAGCTATCTACTGAAGACCAGTTTAAACTTACTACTCTTTTAAGAAACGGGCAATATGACAAAAATGCGAGAACACAGATGTTAGCTTTTATGAAAGAAAAAGATATGCTTAAAGACTATGCCGCTGTTGAGAATGTCATTGCCGATACGCTTAGAAGGGGTCTTGACTCAGGTATGACCATAAATGAAATTAAAAACTTCTTTCCAAGTCATGTGAAGAATTATGCAGGGATTAGGACTGTTCTTGGGAAAGACAATATAGGGAAGATAGACGAAGCCTTTGAAAAGGAAGCAAGCAAGAAAGGTATAACTGTTGACGAATTAGGCGATGAGTCAAAAGGTGCTATTATAGACTCAATGATGAGAGGTTGGTCTAAAAACAAGATATATCTCTTTGACCCGTATGAAATTAAGTCAGGCATTGGGAAGTCAAGAACACTCACGACACTTACGCCTGAACTAATGCAACATTATTATCCATTCCATGAGTCGTTGGTTAAATATATAGGGAGTATGAATACAGCGATAGCAAACAATAACCTGTTCAAGAAATCAAGGAAGATAGGCAAGGCTATCCAAATGGAAGGAATTGACCTTCCTATTGGCAAACCGGAATTATCAGATTCTATAGGTGATATAATCCTTGATTTAAAGGATAAAGGTAAATTCTCAAAAGACCCTAACAGGGCGATGGAACAAGAGGCAGAATTAAGGCATGTCTTAACATCTTATATGATGCCTAAATCTCAAGGCAAGTATGTAACAGGACTGAAAAATCTTACATACAATGCTCTTTTGGGAAATCCAATGACGGCATTAACGCAGTTTCAGGATATTTTCGTAACAATGTCAAGGCATGGCGTGAGAAATACGCTTCAGGGTCTTGGCAGGATGATGACTAAAAATGCAGAGAAACTTGCGGATATAGGTATTGATAACTTTAAAGCAGACCTTGAACGTAATACAAATATGGGCAAGGCAACCAAGTTAAATATGGCTTCTTTGACATTAACGGATATGTTCGGCAAGGGACTGAACATGAACGCTAATATGGTGAAAACGCAAAGAGCTTTAAAGAATCCAAAGTATAAACCAGAAATAGAAGCTGAAATAGACAGGTTGTTCGGTGAAGATGCGGCACAGGTAAAACAGGACTTGCTTAATAACAAAAAGACTTTAGCTACGAACACTTTTGTTCATTATAATCTTGCAAAACATCATCCGATTTCAAAGGCAGAAGTGCCTACAGGATACTTAAATGGTGATAAAACACGGCTTCTTTATATGCTTCACACATACCAGATTAAGCAGTTGGACATATTCAGGAATGATGTGATTAACCAGATTAAGGCAGGGAATATAGCAAAAGGTGCTTATAATATGGCAAGCCTTACGGCATGGTTACTTGCAGGCGGTGTAACCGTTAATGCCGCAAGGGATTTTATATTTAAGGGAGATGTTAAGGCTCTTGATGAATATCTGACTGATTCCGCTTGGCAGATAACCCTTGTAAACAGATACCTTGTTGATAAAGGCTTCAGAGAAGGAGTAGGTAGCTTCTTATGGAATAGCGTAGCTCCTGGCACAGTATCTATAGCAAACGACATATCAAAAGACCTGCTTCTTGAAGACAAGAAAGACAAAGGACTACGTTCAACAAAGTATATTCCTTTGATTGGAAGACCTTACTACGACAGATGGGGCAGGGGTTCTGTAGTGAGAAAAGAATACGAAGACAAAGAAAAACCCAAGAGCAAGTACGGCAATTTAAAGGGGATACAATAAGGAGGTTAATATATGCCTATATTTTCAGTAATTGACACAGGTGCATCCGGCGACACATTCTATGAAGGCATGGTAAAGGATGCTGCAAACTGGGCTTTAGCAGAAACCCAGATAACGAACCTGAAAGCAGGACTTACAACACAGATACTCGTAGGTGGTGGTTCAGGTGTAACGCCCGTATGGACAACTGCATCAGGAACAGGTGCGCCTGCAAGAGTAGGTTCACCAACATTTACAGGTACGGTAACTGCTGCGGCGGTAAAGATAACTACTGGAGCTGGTGCAGGGAAGGTGGCTGTTTCTGATGCTGATGGAGATTTAACATGGGTAACACGTGGAATAAATGTTCAAACCGTCAACACTCAGACAGGCGCAGTTGCAACCGGGACAACGGCACTACCTGTTGATGATACCATACCTCAGATAACAGAGGGTGATGAATACATGACGCTTGCGATAACACCGACAAGCGCAACGAATAAACTG